TCTGCATAAGCTTCCTGCATTGGTTTGTTCATCTGGCCAAATGCGTTGATCTCCATTGTCTTGCTTCCCTTGCGCCAGTACTGAACTAGTGCCTGGTGACGAACATAATTTGCTTTACAGCCGGTGTTTAAGAGATGAACCTCAAACGGTACAGCCATTTCAGGATGAATCTGCTTTGTTGGTTTTGGTTGGTATGACAAGTGGTTCATGCCGCCACCCCATTTAATTCACCAAGCAACTGTTCAATTTTGGCATTGAACTTAATTACCGACTGCTCTATGCCGGCAATATCCAACTCATGCGCATGCACGCGAACAACTACAATCTGCAAATGCTCAGGAAGTCGTGGGTCATAGCTCACAAAGTCACACCATTTGCGCTTAGTGCATGCCAATTGCCACGTGATTTGCGGTATATATTCGCTTGGCACTTGCTTGGTCAGTACCGTATTCAAGTGTGTTGTAGTGGCAGGGCATTTCACTTCAATCTGACCATCTTTGCCGACCAATCCATCTGGACTGGCACCACTCCAGGAGATTTCAGGATGGTCAATCAATCCAGTGCCAGTGACAAATAAACCTGTTTCATTCTCGTAAGCCGAGATTGCATAAGGCTCTTGATCAATACCCCATTGCATTGCAGCATTAATAAAACCCTCCTCCTGAACGCCAGTAATGCGCTCAGAAAGGATTGTTAAGGTCATTGCATTGTGTGCCTTGCCTTTAGCTGGTTTTGCATCAATATCCTTGATACGGCTTGCAGTCACTTTTCCGCATCGCTCGCTATACCAATCCTCATTACGCTGGAGAATGTTCATAGGTTTCTCCTTGCGAGTTGTCGGCATGCTGTGCAGCTTCTTTTAGTGATGGTGAATGGATAGACCAGAACTGTTTTTTAAGTGGCCCGTTTGGCAGCTCGGCAAAACCAGTCTGCAATGCTTCCGTGCCCTCATTTGCCAGTGCGCGCATGTTGTCTAGGTGCTTATCCTCAAACTGCTGGTAATCATCAGAAACACCTGAAACGGTTTTGATTGATGCGGATTGACTTTCATCAATGCGGCGTGCTTCATCCTCGTCATAGATTCCAGAGAATCCAAAGGCTACACGTGCGCATTGAATCAAGGCTTTGTGGCGCAACATGCGCTTTGGGTATTTCTTCCAGGGCTCAGAAACACCACGGCATTCATCCAGGTATTCAGTGACAACGGTAGGGTGTGAGCGATCTTTGCGATAAATCTTGCATGTGCATGATTCATCATCCTGCTCAAACTGAATACCATCGCATAGCGGATTGTCGTTAATGATTCGCGCCCAACCATCCACACCAACCACAGGAGTAATGCCACCACCCTTTGCTGGAAACGCATAAATCTCTTTGGTGAATGGATTTAGCTTGTACTGATTAGCCACAATCAAAAGGCTGACAAGCTGGTCATTTGTCGCGCCCTTAAAAACTGTATTGGCTAAAGTATTTGCAAGTTCAGCAGAATCCACATCAGCCATGTCAAATGTGGTGGCGATCTTACTGACTTGTGATAAAACGATATTGCTCATTTCTTATTCTCCAAAGCAGCCGTTAAGCTGCCATTTCCATTTTAAGTGATTCGATGCAAAGTGCTTCTAGTTGTTTGTTCAACACTTCGACTTGCTGCTCGGTGAGCATGATTTTTTGACCATCGACCAGATCAACGTCATAGCGCATCACTTCGATTAGCATGTTTGTGGACACCTCTAAGCGGGTGTATGGCATATCCACATCGTTTTGCGGGTCACTGGTTGCATTAACAAAGGTTTGATCTGACAACTGATTGGCTTGAACTCGGCACTCAATTTCAGCAAGGCCGTACTGCAAAGTGAAATCAACCATGTCGACATCAATCGCAACTGAAGAAAGCACGATGCGCATCATCGGAAACTGGGGAGCCAGAAGCTCAGGTTTGGATTGCATATTCATCAATTCCCCCCCATCGCAGCAGCCAAAGTGATAGCCGAAGCCACAAGACCAGCAGCTAGGCCAACGATGACCAATTCACCTGCACGGAATAAAACCTGTTTAAGCTTTGGCTTGAAGTTCGACTGTTCAGCCTTAGTCGGATGCTGAAAAAGGATTTGAGTCGTTTGACTCTCGATGTGTTTTTGTTTCATTTCGCATCACCCAAAGATAAGATCGGGTAAACATATTCGGTGGGTGTGAGTGATCGAGAAACAACACGACCATCAATATAGTTTTTTATCGCCTGCTGCACTTTTTTCACAATCTCAACACGCTCAGCACCACCTCTTTGCTTAGTAGCACCAGAAAGCAAGCTCTCACGAAGAACAATTACCCCTCTATCTAGTTCGCAATTTGGCATCCCGGTTGTAAGAACAGCAGTAAAGCTTCTGATTTTCTCCTTGTCCGCACCAGCTTTTAAAGCAAGAACAATTGCTGCTCTTGTGCAAGCGCCAACCAGTTTTGTGTTGGTCTTTACCATCCAATCGTCAACTTGGCGCAATTCGTCGATGATGAGCAGCATTGATTCGCCAACGATTGACGCTGTTGATTTTGCATACCCAAAACACAATCTGGTTACTGCGACATCTATGCTTGTTACTTGTCCATGTGATGCCATTGTTAAGACATCATGAACCGCGCGAATCTTGTGCTGATCAATGCCGTTTATAGCTGACTCGCTCAAACCATAAGTAACCATCATCATGACGGGGGTTCTTGACTTAATTACAGCCATCAAGCGATGTTGACCATCTGCCAATTCACCAGTTTCGTAGAATGCAATTCCTTGATTTGTAAGCTCCCATCGTCCAGCGGCCATATCTGATGCATAAGCATTTATGGTTCGTTCCGCTGGTTTGCGATTTTTGGTGTTTGATTTCAGCCATTGCTCAGCCATAGCTGGAGTGACCAAAACCACCTCTGATTTGATTTGACTAATTGTCTGCATGATTGTCATAATGACCTCGTTGTGTGTGAAGCCCGCTAGATGTCCAGTCGCTGCGGGCTTTTTGTTGTTTACAAGACCAATAGTAAACATGATGTGTACTGTAGTCAACACTTATAATAAACAAATGTGTAATTATTTTATAAACAACTGTTTTATATAGACATAAAAAAAGACCGCATAAGCAGCCTTTCAAATGATTCGTGCATAACAAACCCCTTTTATTCTTGGTTTTATTATCTCAACAGTAAACAAATTGTGTTAAACAAATGATTTGACATCAGTAAACACAGCGTTTACTATCTAATACACAAATGTTTAATGGAGAGTGAAATGTCTATCAGCACTGATAAAGACATCATTGTTGCTCTTGGTGGGTCAACAAAAGTTGCTGAGATGCTTGGCTTGAAAAGCAAACAGCGAGTTCAAAACTGGATGACAAGGGGGATACCTGCGGAAGTAAAACTCCAGTATCCGCATATCTTCTTAAATCCAAATATTTCGAGCGTGGCTCGTGACAAAGGTACTGCGTAATGGGAGTAGATGAAATGCAAGAAGCATTGGATTTAGGTTTTCTTGATGTGCATGGGAAAAAGACTGACTCAACATCAGTTCGCATGACACATGAAGCATTGCAGGCGATTGATGCGCTGGCAGCAATGGATGACATAAAACGCTCGGAATGGATTCGGGATGCAGCCATAGAAAAACTCGTGAAGTTCAAGAAACAACATGAGTATCTCAGCAGAGCGTTTGGTAATACCACAAATACGGTGAATACATCGTCCACAAATAAAGAAAGCTCAGTAGCGGTAACTACTGAGCCTGATATTCAAAACCTAGAGGGAAATGAACAATGAATATGTTAGCACAAATGGCTGCTGATAAAGCAAAAAAAGAGGCAGAACTCAACCAGTTGTTCGAAGAATACATTTCCGCATTGCGTGAAATGCACGAAGCCGAAATGCGAGATAGTGGGCTGCATATCAGTTTTCCAGTAAACGTCAGTTTTGCAAGGGTTAAGTATGTACATGCTATGCGATGGGGTCGATATGAGTAAATTACTTATAAACGAAAGCCCATTACAGGTTCAGCCATCTCTAGCCATGGCAATTGGTTTGAATGAGGCTATCTTTCTTCAGCAGCTCCACTATTGGCTGGGTGCATCCAAGTACAACAGAGATGGTCGAGTGTGGGTTTATAACACCTATGCTGAATGGATTTTGCAGCTTCGATACATGAGTGAGCGAACCTTAGGGAGAACAATTAAATCCCTAAAGGATCAGCGACTTGTGATTGTTGAGAAGTTTGAGCGATCAAAATCAAATCAGGTCAATTACTACACAATAGACTACGACACCCTGTCAATAATTGAAGAAAACATTTCTCAAGTTATTGATTCTATTCATGCTGCCAAAATGGCTAACTCGACACAGCCAAAATGGCATGGTGGAAGTAGCCAAAATGGCATGGTGGAAGTGGACAAAGTGGCTGAATCTCTACAAGAGAATACACAGGAGAATACACAAGAGAGTAATAAGAAAAAATCCACCAAACCACGTAAGCCAAAATTCACTTTTGAAGAAGCATGTGCTGTTCAACTTCCAAGTGGTGTCAATCGTGATTTATGGATTGCTTACATTGAAATGCGCCAAGCATCAAAAAAGCTGCCAACCCAAAAAGCAATCGAGATGATTCTTGATGATCTCAACAAGTGGGGTTATGAAAAGGCGAATCAGTCAATCCAAAACTCGATCAAGAGTAACTGGGTAGGGCTATTTGAACCAAAACAGGCTGTTCAAACCTACGCAACCACATATCAATCTGCTGCATCAAAAAACAGCCAAACCATGAATGACCATGATGCCTTCTTTGCGAAGTACGGCATTGGGACTGAGCGTCAAGAACGAGTCATTGATGTAAATCCAGAACATCCGTATGCAATCACTTGGGAGCATGAGCAATGAGTATTTTTACAACTGAACATGCGGCTCGTCTAATGAACAAGATGAAAGCGTTCTACGGTAAAAAATATGCTGAGCAATGGGGTGATATTCCAGCGGTAGATATTGCGGATGCGATGGTTGAGTGTTTGCAGGGTTTAACCCAAGAGGATTTTAAGCGCGGTTATATGCGGATGCAGAAATCTACGTTTTGCCCAACTATCCCTGAATTCCGCTCTTGGTGCGAACCAAAGACCGACGATTGGCTCGGCTCACATGAAGCATGGGCGATTGCTGAAAAGTCTATTGGCTTTGACGGTCAGGAATTAACAGTGATCTGGACTGAACAAATGGCTCAAGCATTCAGCCGTTGTGAAGAATTGATTAAGACTGGTGACAAGTATCAGCGCGCTGAAGCAAAGAAAATATTTTGTGATGCCTATGACCGACTTGTAACTCAAGCCAAAGATCAGGGATTGAAGCCGATTTATGTCACTTCACTTGGAACTGATAAAGACCAAGCGATTGCAGCGATCAAGCAAGCAGAAGTTGATGGGTTTTTAAAAGCACCTGAAGCAGCACTTCAACTTGAACACAAACAAACTAGCGCTGAAATCCAAAGCGATTCTTTGAAATACAAGACTATTGCTCAAGAAGCACTTGCGAAGCTTGCACCACACATCAAGCGCAATGTGAACAAGATGACTGAGGAAGTGAAAGAAACGCAGCCTTGGGAATCTATGGAAATGCAGCACATTGATCCATTCGACAACCCAGAAGAATACAAAGCCATGTTGCAGGCAGATGGTAAGCCGGTGCCGGTGGCGTTACGTGGGGGTGTGGCATGAAAGAACTCGATAAAACTTTGCTTTTCATTTTCATGTTGCTTGGGGCTGTAGTTGTGAGATTTGGGGGTGTGGTGTGAA